GTCGGTCCTGACACACCAGAATACAAGCTGTTACCAGACAAAGCCCCGAACACAGATGTAAACAATCGTATCTTTGGGCGTAGCGAACCTGCTAAAGCTGCATCAGAGGTTGCAATCAACCCAGATAAAGCTAAGATGAGCCAGTTGTTCGCAGGTGTTTCTAAGTATCTTGACAACCCTAATACCAAAGCCACTGCCCAAGCAATTATTTTTAACCTCAATACTGGCCTTCGTCCTAACGCTGCTGCTGGTCTTCAGGTAACTGCATATAAACCTGATAGTGGTGCTATCTATATTGAGGCAGAAACCAAGGGTGCAAAGGGCCGTCCTGTAAATATCCCCTTGAACCCTATTGCAGACAGTATCCTACAGGATAGTCTAGCTTCAGGAAACAAAGAAAACTTCTTTGTTAAACCAAACGGCAAGGTAGTTACATCTAGCGATATGACAGACCTTTTAAAGGATGTCAAGGTAAAAGACATTGCCTTTGATGCTGCTACGGGTAAATATTTTGATACACTAGCCCCTGCTGGCTTTACAGGTAAGAAGGGTTCGGCCCTTTTGCGTAACATCCACGCTACCGTGGGACAATCAATTGGTGTAGACCAAGACCGCCTAGCTTTCTTGCAGGGTCGTAGTCTCAAGTCAGCCGGTAAGAGCAGTACAGGAGAACTCACAACCTACCAGCAGGCATTTCCGGGTGCAGTTGGTGAAGTTGACCGCCAGAACGCCAATATGTTTGCTAGTTTCTGGGGGGACGCTGCCAAGGAAGCAGGGTTTGACATTAAATCCAAGATTCCGATGCCAGAAACCCGTATCACAACCCAGACTGCAGGATATGAAGGCTACTTCGAACTCCCGGTTCGTGAAGAGGTTCCCACTACTCTCAAGTCCACAGACAACATAGACAAGAATGTAACCTCTAGCAACTTACAAGAAGAACTTTCTAGTAAAGGGTTGGACTGGGATGGTCTGGTTAAAAACATAGGTAAGAAAATTGACACTACAATTAAAGCTGGTGGGGCTGCCCTACTTGGAACGGGTCTTTACGAAGCTGCTCGTGACCCCGAAGGGGCTGGCGCAGCAATGGCACGGGACTTGGCTATAGAAGGAGTTGGTTTAGCTGCACGTGTGGGAGCAGGTGTTGCCGGAGCTTTGCCCATGATTTTGGACTCGACAGCTACTGCTGGTCCCGAACTATCAGAGATGCCACCCCCGCGAACAGACTTTATCCCTGCCAGAGAGGTAGAGGAAACAGACGAAGACATAATGGCACGAGTTGCCACACAGGATTCTGGCATGATTCCAGAACCGGACAGGGTTCCTCAAGCCGCCCCTGCCCAAGACCAAGGCTTTCTTTCCGTTAACTAGGAGGCAGAGATGCCAGACAATAACTACAACTACGGTGCAGCCTATGTAATGAACTCTGATAAAGTCAGCGTCGATACAGATGAGGGTGCATCAAAACTATACCGTGAAGGTCTTGAGTTTAACACTCGTGTAAAGACAGGCCCAATCACAGAAGATATGCCCAAGAAGCAAACCAAGCCTACTGTAGAAGCTTCATTTAACACAATGGCAGAAGACAGAAACTACTTTAGCTAGGACTCTACATGTCTGAAGATAACTTTCTCCAACCGGATGATGACACGGTAGTTCCGGTACACGCTCCTGATGAGCAGATGCCGGGTCTTGCAGGATACGTAACCTCAAAGTTTAGGGATGCTGAAACTGGTCGTTTTGCTCACGAGCAACGCTGGCTACAGGCATACAAAAACTTCAGGGGTATCTACGACTCTACAACTCAGTATCGTGATTCCGAACGGTCCAAGGTCTTTGTTCGAATTACCAAGACAAAGGTTCTTGCTGCGTTCGGTCAAATAATAGACATCCTGTTCGCAAACAAGAAGTTCCCCTTGGTTGTGGAATCAACTCCCGTGCCGGAAGGCATTGCGGAGTTTGCCCACATGAAGACCCCCTTGGACGAGGCAACTGAACAAGACCCCTATGGGTTCTCAGGAGATGGTCGCGAACTAGCTCCCGGTGCCTTGCAAGCAAAACCCGGTGGTGACTTCTTAGGTGGCCTAGAGTCCAAGTATGGACAACTAGACCTAGCAGAGGGTCCGGCACGGATAGGCGAACCGCAACTCAAGCCTGCTCAAGAAGCAGCCCTGCGGATGGAAAAAGTTATACACGACCAACTCACTGACACAAACGCTGTGAACGTGATGCGGAACTCCGTGTTCGAAGCAGCCCTCTTGGGAACTGGCGTTGTAAAGGGACCATTCAACTTTTACAAGCGGGTCCACAAGTGGGAGCGTAACGAAGAGGGAGAACGGGTTTATAACCCGGATGAGAAGACCGTTCCACGGATTGAGATGGTGTCGATATGGGACTTTCACCCTGACCCCTCTGCTACTAGCATAGATGACTGCGAGTACGTCATAGAGCGTCACCGCATGAACCGTCAACAGCTTCGTGCGTTGATAAAACGACCACACTTTATTTCGGAAGCAATCGAAGAGTGCCTAGCTAAAGGTCCGAACTATGAGGACAAGTACTACGAGGACACTATTCGTGAGGACGAGACAGAGCCATTCTACCAAGGCAACCGCTACGAGGTCTTGGAATACTGGGGTGTCTTAGATGCTAAACTAGCCGAAGAAGTTGGCTTGGAAGGTGCTGGAGACATGTCGGAGTTCGACGAGCTTCAGGTAAACGTCTGGGTTTGCGGCAACATGGTTATACGCTGCGTCTTAAATCCCTTCACACCCGCCCGTATCCCCTATCAAGTCTTCCCATACGAAGTCAACCCCTATCAACTCTGGGGTGTCGGTGTAGCGGAGAACATGGAAGATGCTCAGAAGCTAATGAACGGTCACGTTCGTATGGCTATCGACAACCTCGCCCTTGCAGGCAACCTCGTCTTTGACGTAGATGAAGCTAGTCTCGTGCCGGGACAGAACATGGACATCTTCCCCGGAAAGATATTCCGTAGGCAGTCTGGTGTTACAGGCACAGCCATCAACGGCTTAAAGTTTCCGAACACGGCGGGGGAAAACCTGCAGATGTACCAGATTAGTCGTCAGCTTGCTGATGAAGAGACGGGCATCCCGTCAATCATGCACGGACAGACAGGTGTAACCGGAACTGGGCGAACCGCCGCTGGCCTTTCCATGCTCATGGGTTCTGCTGGCTTGTCCATGAAGACTGTCATCAAGAACATTGACGATATGCTCTTGAAGCCCTTGGGCGAAGCCTACTTCCAGTGGAACATGCAGTTCAACGAGGAAGCAGAAGACATCCAAGGCGACCTAGAAATTAAACCACGCGGCGTTGCAGCCGTGATGCAGAAAGAGGTTCGCACACAGCGGCTAACGTCCCTGTTGCAAACCGTCGCCAACCCCATGTTAGCTCCGTTCATCAAGATACCAAACCTGATGCGCGAACTGGCTATCTCACAGGACATAGACCCTGACAGCCTAGTCAACGATGCAAACCAAGCACAACTCTACGCAAAAATGTTACAAGGAATGCAGGCTAATGTACAGCAAGGAACAGGCGAAGCTGGTGGCCCCGCTGCTGGCCCAGCCCAAGATATGGCAGGGGCTGGAGGAGTATCTCCAAATCCTGAAGGAACAGACCCACAGGGGTCTGGTAACGGCACAATCGGAGTCGGAACTGCGCCAACTGCAGGGGAAAGCGGCTTTACTGGAAATGCTCCTTCAGTTGAAGGATAACCACGAGGCAATAGTTAGAAATGGCACCTAAACCACCAACGTTCTTTAACCCAGAATCTATTAGCTATGACCAGTATTCCAAGGGTCCTGTTGACTTCTACAATCAGGCCCTAGATGTGGATAGCTTGACAGGTACTGGTATTGATATTGTCAACCCCGATGACATTACCAAGTTGAAGGATTATGGGATAGCTGGTGGTGGTGGTGACGACGGCGGCGATACTCAGGATGATGCCCTGAATGACTTGGGGGGTATAAATATACAGGCCACTCCTGAAGAAATAGCGCAGGGAAAAACTTCGATGTTTCCGGGCGGGACGGGGATAGAGTACAATAACTTTAATGCCTACGATAAATACGAGTCCTATTCGGACTACATAACCGGAGAAAAGCCGCCGGGGATGGCAGACCGGGTAGACTTTATTTCTAACGTCATGGAACCCCTCACATCTGGCAGGTTTGGAGACATAGACTTTACAGCGGGAACGAAGGGGCTTGCTGACCGCGTTGGAACCGACATGGTCGAGGGCGTTACAAAGCCCGATGCTAAGACTGGGATAAAGGGAGCCTTGGTAGCTGCAAACCCCATGCTAGGTCTTGTAGGCTCTGCCGTACTCAGCACCACCACCGTAAGAAACGCTTTTGGCAACATCAGCGCACGGCCTGATGGTATCCTTGGTATGGTTGCAGATGCGGTTCACTCTACTCAGTACGCGGATATGGCGCACAATAGGGCTGTTGCACGGGCCAACATGACTGATTTTAGAGAGTCAGTGAGTGGCATGACTGAAGACCGTTTTCAAGATGACAGTTTAGCAGGAAGATTTGCAGCAGACCGGGACATTGGCTTCTCCATGTCGTTTGGAAGCGGCACCGGAGCAACAGGCATAACCCGCAAAGCCGGAACCTTCACCTACACAGGAAACATGCGCGGCCTAGACAATCAAACCCTGAAGAACATGGAAGCTGTGCAGCGGGGCTTTGTCCCTAGTACCTTTGGAAACCGAAACTTTGGTTTTGACTACACAGGCAGGGGTGCCACCACTTTCGAGGAAGCCGGTTACAGCGGGGAAGTTGCAGGGGGTGGACGCTACACCGATACCGGAGCTTTTATGGACCGGTACGGTCGTACTTCCATGATGGGCCTTGCCAGTCACTCTAAGTCTTTAGCAGCCAAGCATGGTTTAAGTGAAGCTGAGATTGGTTCAATCCTGAGTGCCACCCGTAAAGGTCAAGGGAAGCTCATGGATAATATCAAGGCAGCAAAAGCTTCCAAGGCGCAGGCATTAGAGACAGCAAGAATCGTAGAAGAAAGAACAAGGCAGGCAGCAGCAGACAAAGCACTTAGAGACCAATATGGTTCCGGTGTTGTTACCAGTGAAGACAGTGGCGGTGATTATGGTGTCGGCGGCGGCGGCGGTGACTTTGATAGTGGTGGTAATTTTGGTTCTACCGCAGATGATGATGTAGAAGCAGGGGATTTTAAATATGGCGGTAAAGTACCCGGCTACGCCATGGGAACCCCGCCAGCGGGGGTACAAGCCTCACAGAGCGGTTTTGTAGACAGACCGCCATCACAGGTCTCCGAAGCCGGTAAAGTCGCTGACGACCGTCCTATGAAGGCTAAAGAGGGAACCTACGTTATAAATGCGGCTGCTGTCGAGTTCGCGGGAGAGCAGGACATCCGCAAAATGATTATGGATGCCCAGAAAGAAGCGGTTCGCAGGGGTCTTTCAACAGGAGACTTTGAACGGCATTCCGACCTCGTTGATATTGCGGTGTCTCGCGGGGAAGTAACCGTAGCCCCACACCTAGTAGATATCATTGGCGAAGACCGCCTAGAGAAGATTAATAAACGAGGCATTCGGAAAACCGAACAGCGCATAGCAGAGAATGGGCAGGAGCCGGTTCAAGCCGCAGGGGGTGGCTTTATCACTAGAAAAAAGTTTCATAGTGGCGGGGGCGTACACTCGCACAACGTAAAAGCAGCAGTAGGTATATCTGGGACTTCCAAGTATGGTATGACTAGCGAAGACTTAGAAATTGACCATCTTCAGGAAGAACAATATAAAAGAAAATCAGCCACTCCTACTTTTAAATCTAAAGCTGAAGAAGAGTTGTATAATCAGGGAGTTCAATTCGGTGACACAGAGGTTTTTGCTGACATACTAGGTAAAACAAACTTTAATAAGCTTATTCAAGCAGCGGCTAGAGATAGTAGAACATTAAGTGATACTGTAACAACTTTAAGACCGGGTGAGAACGTGGCTAACCCTTACCACAGGAATGCAATGGGGTTATACGCTCAGTATGGGCGAGAACCCTACACTTCACCTGTATATGAAGATGGTGAAATAAATTATACAGATTCTCTAAATAATCGCATGGGTGCAAAATCCACTAAAGACTTTAGAGCAGACGTATCGAATAGTGCTATACTAATGAGAAGTCCCGCCGGATTTGGTGGACCTAGCACGGATTATTTAAAACCCCCTATGGCTTATACTGCAACTCTAGCCCATGAATTAATGCACAAGGGGGCAGACATACTAGCAAACGACCCAAACTTTAATCCTAGTAGGTCGTTGGTTGCAATGCAAGGGTTATACGCAAGATTACCCAGCATTACTAGATATATAGATGATAAAATAGATTTTGAAACGTATAGTAAAGCAAAGGATGAAAAACGAACTAGCGGAGATGCCGAACATAGGTACATTGCGGCTGTTATAGGGCAAGCTTATCTACGAAGAAATATAGAAAGTGTAGCGGGAGCTTTTGAAAAGTCACAAAGACCCCCTAAAGGTTTTGAAGATTCATTTGGAAAAGTGACAGGCTCTGACCTTGTAAACGAAGCAAAACAGAATATTCTATATGAAACACGAAGAGTATTTGAAAGTTATTTAACTCCTGCAAACAGGAAACAGTTTTTTGAAGAAAACAGCCTGTTTAAATTAGATTCTGAATATGACACTTTAGATTTAAAAGTAGGAAAGATTTGGAACAGAAAAGATGTAAATGAAATTCCGTTTGAAGAATTAGCTGCAGCCTATGATTCTATAAACAGAATTATGGCAGAAGATTACGCAGCAATATTGTTTAAAAACGCGGTAGTAGATAAGCCCGTTAACATCCCCCGTAGGAAGACCTCTCCAAAACCAGCTTCTGCAAAAGCACCCTTACAGGATGCAACAGGTGCCGCAGTAGGAAGTCAACCTGCACCCGAACAAAAATATGAACGCGGCTTCCTAGACAAGATGCTAGGTGTAACACCTGCGTACTAATCCGCTGGCTACCCACAAGTTCGTGGCCCCAGCACAACCGACGCGGCTACCCACAGCCATGTGGCCCCGCAAGTGAGGTAAATACAATGGCAAAAGCAAGAGGCCACCGTGCCAACAAAGTAAACGACTCTTTCGGAACAATCAACAACGACTCCCTGTACAAAGGAAAATACCGGGACGAAGTTTACAAGGATGAAGACGAAGAGTCAAATGTGGAAGCTCAAGACGCTGACCCCGTAGAACAAGCGGCTACTCAGCAAGAACAGAGCGAAAGCTTCGTAGAAGCCAAGAAGGAATCTAGCGAAGACCACGACTACAAGAAACGGTATGATGACTTGAAACGTCATTATGATTCCAAGGTAGACGAGTTCAAAGGAGAAATTGAAAACCTACGAAAAACAATGACAGACCGTGCGGCAGAAATGCCACGAGGCGTAACGCCCCCACGAACACAAGAAGAGCTAGATGAGTTCAAGGAACGATACCCAGATGTCTTCGAAGTTGTTCAGACGGTTTCGAGTATGCAGACCGAATCACAGGTTGCAAAACTACGACAAGAACTAGGCACTATTCAGGAACGGGAAAAGGAACTAGAAAAGCAGAAAGCCTACGAGCAACTGCTTCGCGCCCACCCCGACTTCGCAGAGTTAAAGGCCGACGAAAAGTTCTTGACATGGTTAGAAGAGCAGCCAAGCTCAATTGCAGATGGTATCTATAAGAATAGTACCGACTCCAAGTGGGCGGCACGGGTCATAGACCTCTACAAAGCCGATACCGGCTCAACTAAAAAGAAGAAGACCAAAGATGCTTCGGCAGCAGACGCAGTTACCAGAACCCCTGCTAGGGACGTAAATACGGATGCTATTGGAGACAAGAAAATCTGGAAAGCTTCACAAATCGCCAAGATGAAACCGTGGGAGTTCGAGAAGATGGAAGCTGAACTCGACCAAGCACGGAATGAAGGGCGAATCGACTTAAACTCTTAAAACCTCAAAAATAGAGAAGGAATGAACAATGGCGTTCACTACTGCTTCTGGATATGGAAACTTACCTTCCGGTAATTTTGCACCAGAAATCTTTAGCCAAAAAGTTCTCAAATTCTTTCGTCGCGCTTCGGTTGTTGAAGACATCACGAACACAGATTACGCTGGCGAAATTGAAAACTTTGGCGACACAGTCCGTATCATCAAAGAGCCGACTGTTACAGTATCCGCTTACCAGCGGGGTTCTGTTGTAAACCCACAAGACTTGGCTGATGACCAGATTACTATGGTTGTTGACCAAGCTAATGCGTTTGCTTTCAAAATCGACGACATTGAAGAGCGTCACTCGCACGTAAACTTCGAGGCACTTGCTACCTCTTCAGGTGCATTTGCATTGAAGCGTAAGTACGACAAGACTGTTCTTCAGGCTATGGCTAACGGTGCAGGTATTGCAGCTTCTGCTGTATCCGGCACAACTCTGACTACTACTGCTGCTGCAGGTACTCTTGGTACTGCTGCTGCACCAATCAACATTGAGACAGACGACGCTGGCATCAACATGATGCTTGCAATGGCCCGTCTCCTTGACGATGAGTCAGTGCCAGAAGAAAATCGCTGGTTTGTAGCACCACCAATCTTCTACGAGAAGGTGTTTCAAGCTGGGAATAAAATTGCGGAAGTACAGGTTACTGGCGACGGTACCTCACCACTTCGCAACGGTCTTGCAACTGTCGGCACACTTGCTGGCTTCCGTTGCTACAAGTCAACTGCTCTTAACAGCACAGGCGGCACAGACCAAGTTACTTTGACAGACGCATCTGCAACCCTCGCAACTGATGGTTCTGAGAACATTGTTCTTGCAGGTCACATGTCATCCACCTCTACTGCTTCGCACATTGCGAAAACAGAAGTGGTTCGTTCAACTGAATCGTTCTCCGACGTTATTCGTGGACTGCATGTTTTTGGGCAAAAAGTACTTCGCCAAGAAGCAATCGTTCGCGGTGTCGTAGACTTCGCATAAGGGGGGCTAGATAAATGGCTACTTTTGACCATACCATCACTGGTGGTGGAACTGTAGGACATCCCGCTAATGCGATTCGTCCTTATATCGTGCAGTCAAAAATCTTTGACGCTGCCGATGATAACCTTACAGCTAACGATGTCATCAAAGTGATTGACCTACCGGACAACTCGATTGTTCTTGGTGGTTGCCTTGATGTCCTTGAAGCTGGCGGTTCTAGTGTGACTTTTGACGTTGGTATCAGCACCGACATTGATGCCTTCTGTGATGGTGTCGATGGTAACGCTGACGCTATCTACAACTTTCACCCTACAGCAGCAGGTATCAACACAGTAATTGCTACAGACGCTATCCAAGTTAAAATCTTGGGTGCAGACTCTGCTGTAGTTCGTTTCCGTGTTATTGCCTTGATTGCTGACATTGGTGACCCAACTGCAATGGTCCAGACTGCTGCAGTTCAGACTGGCGTATAATACTAATCAAGGGGGCAGGGCAACTTGCCCTCTTGACTTTTTATTTATTTTGTGATAAAAGCAGATAACCTTGCCGGGGGTAAATACACATGGCAGCTAAGAAATCAAAAAGCCCAAAGCCCAAGAACGCAGCATTGTACTCACGGGTTAAGGCAGAAGCTAAACGTAAATTTAAAGTATACCCAAGCGCATACGCAAATGCTTGGCTGGTTAGAACCTATAAGAAGCGTGGTGGCACCTACGCCTAAATCGGAGAATAGTAATGGCAACACTTATGGAAAAGCTTAATAACGCTTTAAAAACTAAGAAACCTCTTAGCTCATCTTTAACAGCAGAATACAACTCAATAAGAGGTTCACTACTTCCTAATAAAAGAAAACGGCTAGATGCACTGATGAATAAAAATGCGAAAGTAGCAGGACCGAAAAGTACAGCCGCTCTAGCAAAAAAAGTTATCTCTACAGACAGAGAACTAAAGGCTAGAAAAGGTGGAAACCCGGAGATACAGAGAAAACAGGGGTCTATGAAGGCAGGTGCAAAAGGGTCTTTTCAAAAACTGATGCACGGCGGTAAGGTCAAGAAGAAGTAGGCATGGCTAAACCAAAGGGCGGCTTAACGAAATGGTTCAAGGAAGACTGGCGGGACGTAAAGACCGGCAAGAAGTGTGGTCGTTCCGGTAAGGATAAAAAGAAACGCCCCTACCCAGCCTGTAGACCTGCCAAAGTCGCCAAGCGTATAACTAAAAAAGAAGCAGCTAAGAAGACAGGGCCACGTAGAGTAAACTGGTCTGTTACTGCATCAGGAAAACGAAGGAAGAAAAGTGCCACCAAGAAAGCCTGACAAGATGCCAGCCCGCAACAAGAAGAACTATCGTTCTACTAAGTCGGGTGCCGGAATGACTAAAGCTGGCGTTGCTGCTTACCGTCGCAAGAACCCCGGCAGCAAGTTAAAGACTGCTGTTACTGGGAAGGTCAAGCCGGGAAGCACTGCAGCTAAACGTCGCAAATCTTACTGTGCAAGGTCAGCCGGACAGATGAAGAAATTTCCTGCAGCAGCAAAGAATCCCAACAGTCGCTTACGTCAAGCGCGGAAGAGGTGGAAATGTTAGCAGCCCTTATTGGACCAATAGCAGACCTTGCTGGAACGTGGATGTCTGGCAAAGTCGAAGAGAAGAAAGCCCAATCCGCTACCAAAGTAGCAAAGGCACAAGCCGAAGCCATAGTTATGCAGAAGAAGGCTACGGGGGAAATTGATTGGGACTTAGAGATGGCGAAGGGTAGCCAGTCATCTTGGAAGGACGAATGGCTCACCATCTTATTTAGCATACCACTTATCTTAGCTTTTACTCCGGGGATGGAAGACCTTGTACGTAACGGATTTCAACAATTGGAGCAAATGCCTGAATGGTACCAGTACAGCTTGGGCGTTATTGTTGCTGCAAGCTTTGGAGTCAGGTCAGCGACAAAGTTCTTTGGTAAGAAGTGATGACTGTAGAAGCATTTCTAAAATGGAAGATACTTCCTAGATTTATGATGTTAGCCAGCACAGTAATGTCTTGGCGGTGTGCCGAATGGTTTATGGATTTGCCTGACCCTACAGCCTCACAGTCAGCGTTCGTCAGTGTTGTAATGGGCGTAATGACAGGCGTTTTTGGAATTTGGATGGGCCACGAACACAAGGGAGATAACGTAGTTGAAAGCCGCAGCAACAAAGCTCAACGAAAGTAGCGAAGTCACAATTCCCCTTCGGAATTTGATTAGCATGATTGCGTTTACTGCTGTCAGTGTTTGGGTTTATTTTGGCCTCACTGAACGCATTTCGTTTCTTGAACACAATCTAGAATTGACTATGCAAGAAGTTGAAGAGAATGACGACTGGATTGATAAATTTGAGCCGCCTAAGTCTGTGCAGGACACAGTAGGTAGAGTTCACGAACTAGAAATAGAACTTGCTAAACTGAAGTTGCAGATACAAGTCTTGCATGACTAAGAAGAGTCCGTGCAAAGGAATTTGTGTATTGGATAAGGAAAGAGTTAAGTGTATCGGGTGTGGACGAACCATCGAAGAAATAACTAACTGGGGTAAAGCCAAATGAAATACAGAACAGAACATTTCCTAGATAAACTAATTCACCATGAGGGTATGGTGCTTACTGTGTATGAAGACAGTCTGGGCATCGAAACTATCGGCATTGGTCGCAACCTTAAAGACAGAGGCATTACCAAAGAAGAGCTAGACTACATGGACATTCCTAGCATGGATGTGGTCTACGAACACGGTATTACCGAAGCCGACGCTCGTTACCTTGCCATGAACGACATCCGCATAGTCGAAAACGAACTGTGTCGAGTTCATCCTTGCGTTGAAGACTTAGATAGTGTAAGACAGTTGATACTGATGGACATGGCATTTAATATGGGAGTTCCCCGCTTGTGTAAATTTAAAAACATGTGGGGTGCAATCCACGACGGTAACTACGAGATAGCATCTATCGAAATGTTGGATTCCAGATGGGCGAAGCAAGTGGGTTCGAGGGCCGTTAAACTTTCGGACGCGATGAGAGCGGGGGAGTTTTAATGTCTACATACGGAAAACAAGAAGGCAATTATATTGTGTACCGTAATAAACAAGGTACTATAACAAGTAAAACTTGGAGTCCCGTGACAAAAAAAGATTCCATACGCAAGCAGACATTTAGTCGTAAAGCTGCGGATAGTGCAGAGAAGTCTACTATAGAAAAGTATGCCGAAGAAGGTATGTCAATTGTAAAAGGATTATTTGATTAGTGCCACCACGTAATCATAGAGACTGGACTAAGACTCCCAAAGTAGAACACATCAGTTCTTCAATCTACTCTAGTCACGACATCTACAAGCAGGAACAAGAAAACATCTTCTCTAAGGTGTGGGTTCCTATGTGCCACATCTCTGAGATGTACAATGAGGGTAACTACAGGACCACACAAATTGCTAGACAAAATGTAATTGCAGTTAATACCAAAGATGGTGTTAGGGCATACCGTAACTACGGATTTAATTCACCTTCGGGTACTGTAGCTGCACCAATCGTAACAGTTGAACCACAGCTACACTGTGAAGTAAAACATGGCGGCATGGTCTGGGTTACCCTAGACCCTAACCCAACGCAAAGTGTAGACGAGTGGACAGGCGGTGCATTTGACTGTATTGCGGATGCTATCGACACTGAAGAAATGGAAGTCTTTCACTACCACAAGGCAGTAATAGATACAAACTACAAGCTGTGGCACGATACCAACAGCGAGTTCTACCACGATTTTATGCACTACTTTAATCGTGTGTCAGGGTTTAACGATGAATACTTTGCTAGAAAGAACATACCATTCGATAACGGACATGTTAATGTTAGCAGCTTCACCGTTAACTACGAGGAGTACGACGGCTTTGAGGATAGAGGAGAGCTTAGTTTCCCTAACCTGCCACCCAATCAGTGGTACATGGTTGACCTGTTCCCCGGATTTAATTTTAACCTGCGCGGTAGTGCTTACCGAAGTGATAGCGTTACACCTCTTGGGCCAAACAAGGTTCTTATTGAGTTTCGCGGCTACGGTCTTAAAAAAGATACCCCAGAGGAACGGCAGACTCGTATCAAGCACCACAATTCTATCTGGGGTCCGTTTGGGCGTAACCTACACGAAGACCTCATAGGCGTAGCAGGTCAGGGTACAACAATGCGTGAGGGAACCGAACCTCGCAACATCCTGCACGGGCGGCACGAGAACAGTACCATTCACGACGAAGTTGGTATGCGCCACTACTACGCAGAGTGGAGCAAATGGATGGGCTTGGATGCGAGTAAGTCTTGGCAATTAGTGGCGTAGTTATGTTTTGTCTTATTGCAGTTAGCCCTGTTGAGGTAAAAGCTGCTGTACACTCTACTCACAAATGGCTTTCTCACTGTCACGTAGCTGTAACCGAACACGGGTTTTACAACCCGGATGAGAATTGCTTCTGCGTTGGAATGGATAAAGAGATAGAATGATTGTGTTTGTGCTATACGTGTACTTGGGTGCAAATATAATAGACCGCACACAACAGTTCGTAGACATGGATAGATGCCTATACTTTGCTCAAAGATTGTCGCGACAACAGTCTGTTCCAGCAAGTGGGGGTAAAAGACAAAAGATAACCGCAGTATGTAGACCCCAACCAAAGTAGGAACCAACCATGATTGCAGAAACACTCGCGGGTATAGCCCTTGTGAAGAGTGCCGTAGATGGTATCAAATCTGCAATAGGAACCGCCAACGACATCGGGGACATAGCAGGTTACATAGATAATCTGTTCGAGGGCGAAAAGCAGGTACAGCAAGTTCGCAACAAAAAAGCGGGTAACGTAGGTATTGGTGACCAGTTTGGTGTAGACACTGTTGCCCGTGAAGTCATTGATGCACGTATCGCTGCAGAAAAACTCCAAGAAGTAGCCACGATGGTTGACATGCGGTTCGGGCCGGGAACTTGGAAGGGTATCGTTACTGAACGGGCCAATCGTATCAAGGCCGCAAAGGAAGCTGCTGCTGCAGCCCGAAAAGCAGAAATCCTACGACAAGAAGAAATAATGGAAAACATCAAGGTAGCGGCTCTGATAGTGATGGTTTTTGCAATCGGTATTGGACTCTTGATAGCGTTGATGGTTTCTACCGCATCTGCCTTTATCAATTAAATTCTTGACTAAACTTCAAAATCAGTATATAATACTTTTGAAGGGAATACTATGAAACAACTTGCAATAGACGCACTGCGTTACAGATATGAGGCACAGAAAAAAAGTGCAAAATATACTCTCACAAATTACTTCCAAAATCCAGCAGCTATTGGGGAGCATCCTGACCTTCTTGAAGAAATGGACAAAGCTATTGGAAGCTGGGAAGAAGCTAACAGTAGGCTTCAAGCTTTGGATGACATCACAGACGAGGGGTATCCGTCCCTGTTTGACTAGTTACCTTGCACTGGGTTTGCTAAATTGTGGCAAGCCCTTTACTCGTGTGGGCAACTGGTTTTGGAAAAAACATCGTACAGTCCTAAACTGGAATAAAAAGTGATACCTCACCAGTTCTTAAAGCCAGTTTATTTAAGAAGGACAAAGTTCCCCCCTGTATACAAAAGCGAAGACTTAAAGCTTATACGTACTTTACCCGGTGGGGTCAAGCACTACAAATTAAAAGAGAAGAAGAGTAAGGTAAATGGCTAGTAGTTATCTTGTGTTAGTAAACAATGTTCTTCGGGACATGAACGAAGTTGAGCTTACCAGTTCTACGTTTGCTACTTCTCGTGGTGTGCAGACAACTGTAAAAGATTACATCAACCGTTCTATCTCTGACATACTAAACTCTGAATTAAACTGGCCCTTTACTCACGCTGAAGGGTCTGTTGACGTTATTGCAGGTAAATCGTTGTACAGCTACGCTTCGATTGCGTCTACACTAAAGTACGTAGACTACGATAACATGATACTAAAGCCTAAGAACTACATAACCAACGGAACCTACGAGGTTGCGGGAGCGGCTAGTATAACAGGCTGGACTACAGTGAGTGGTTCTCCTGCAGCGAGTTCTAAGTTTGGTAACACTCTATTACTGACTAACGCAGAGGCAACTCAACAAGTTAATGATTTAATTGTAGGCAGGTCTTACACAGTCTTAACACAGACAAGTGGCGCAACGCTAACTTTGGAAATAGGAACGAGTTCTGGTGGTTCGCAAACTAAATCTTCTACCCTGACAATCAGTAGTGGTAACGAGGTTCTTCTTACCGAAACTATATTCACAGCTACGGCTACAAGTCATTTTGTAAGCTTTACAGAAGCAGCCGGAAGCGCAGCCTTTGTCAAGTTAGTTGAATTGAGTGAAAACATAACACCTATACAGTTAAAGTATTTGTCTTATGAGGAATACAACGAACGATATAGAGAGAGAGACTCTCGTCCTGATGTAGATAAGTTTGGGGACCCGGAGTTTGTTTACACCAGCTACAATAATGAAATCGGATTGACACCTATACCGGACACAAGTAACCGTTCATTAACTTTTGATTATTATGTTTCTTCATCTGCTTTGTCGGGTGCTACAGACACATCAATTGTACCGGAGCGTTTCGAACCCGTTATTAATGCCCGTGCAAAATACTATACCTACATGTTTCGTTCCGATACTCAGACGGCACAGTTTGCTATGAAGGAATATGAAGATGGCTTAAAACGTATGAAGGTAGAATTACTAAACAGAAAAGATTACATGAGAGCAGTTTAATATGCCGGATTTAGAACTCCAAGGGGTTAGCCCCCTTTCTTTCAACTGCGAGGGTGGCTTGATATTAAACAGGTCTACCTTTATTATGCAGCCGGGACAAGCTCTTGAGTTGGAAAACTTTGAGCCTGACGTTGGTGGCGGGTACAAAAGGATGTTGGGGTTTCGTCCCTTTGTAAATCAGATTGTACCTGAAACAAACTCGTCTGGTGAAGCTGTCTTAATGTCTACGCAGTTCAACAACTTTGTATTGGCTGCACGAGGCGAAAAGATATTTAGTTCTGCATCTAGTGAGTTATCACAGGGTATTGCTTCAGCTACAGCCATGACAGGGGCTGGAACATTAAACCTTGACAGCACTGACGGGTTTAGCTCCAGCGGCACTGTCCAGATAAATTCTGAAATATTTACCTACACAGGTAAGACTGCGTTGACCCTGACAGGTGTAACAAGGGCAACGAGCAGCACTACCGCTGCAGCACACGCAGTCGATGATGTTGTTTCTGAAACTTGGACCGTGAGAGACACCGGAAGAACAGACGCAGCCCGTTACAATTTTGAGCGATACAACTTTGACGGCAACGAAAAAATCATAGTCGTTGACCAGACCAACGCTCCTACGATATTCAATACGTCTCTTGCCGCAACAGATGTAAGCAACAGTGCGGTAGCTGGTGCAAAACACATTGCTGCTTTTAAGAACCACATGTTCTACTCCGGCATGTCTGCTACACCCCAAGAGATAGTCTTTAGCG